GCACAAATTACAGGGGCGGGCGAATACAAGGCGTTCAAAGACAGGGTGTGCGGCCATTTTTCGGCCTTCGACCGCAACGCCAAAGACGCGGCGCGGTTCTTCTTCGGGGTAGACGGCCCGCAGGTGGAATATATCGGAGGGGAAAGAACACTGACGGACTTTTTCAAAGAGCAGGGCACGGGTACTATCCCAGCGGGGCAGCGCAACACGACCCTATCAAAGAAAGCGGCCTGCCTGCTCAAACGGCACGGCGACACCCCGCAGGCCCGGCAGGAATTTGACGCCGTGGCGTCAAACTGTTCCCCGGCCCTGGACAGTGGCGAACTTGAAACCATATGGCGCAGTGCGCAGGGGTTCTATCATACTACTGTGGAGCCTGCCCCGGACTATGTTCCGCCGGAACAGTATAACGCACCCACGGTGTGGGCCTTGCCCGTGGTGGCCCCCGGCGCAATGGCGCTGTTGAGCGCCCCGGACCCCAAAGCCCGCAAGTTCAACATCGCCGCCGGGCGGCTTTTCCTCCAGGCATTCGGTATCACCTTGCGGATAAACGAAATGAACAAGCGCGCCGAAATCGGGGGCCTGCCCCCGGCCTACGGCGGCGAGGACGCTTGCAACCTGCTGGAAACCCTCATAGCCGACGCGGCTAACACCCTGGCATACAAGCGCGCGTCCGGGCCTGTCATTCATGACGTTCTTTCCCTCATTGCCAGCGAAAACCGCTATCACCCCGTGCTGGAACTGTTGAACGCACAGCCCTGGGACGGCATGGACCGCTTGCCCGAAATCTACCGCATATTGGGGCTGACCGACGACTTTTGCAAAACCCTGGTCCAGCGTTGGGCCTTGCAGACCNTCGCGGTGCTGCATAACAGCGAAGATAACCCCATCGCGACGCAGGGCGCGCTTGTGCTGCAAGGGGCGCAGGGCCTGGGGAAAACGCAGTTTTTCCGGCACCTTGCCATACACGACCGTTTTTTCAAGGGCGGGGCAACCCTGGACATGAACAACAAAGACAGCCAAATGAGCGCGGTTAAAGTCTGGATATGCGAGTTAGGGGAAATCGACAGCATCACCAAAAAAGAGCAAAACACCCTGAAAGGCTTTATCCTGGAACAGACTGACCGCTTCCGTGAACCCTATGCCCGCTGTGAGAGCATCCGGCCCCGGCGCACGTCCTTTTGCGGCACGGTGAACCCAAAAGCCTACTTGCGCGACGAAACAGGCAACCGCCGCTATTGGACCGTTCCCGTGGAGAATATCGACGTGAAACAGATATTCGCGTTGTCGCCGGAATGGTATACGCAGTTCTGGCGGCAAATGCTGTCGGGCTACAGGCGCGGCCCCAAAAGCTACCTGCTGACCCGGCAAGAGCAGGACGCCCTAAACGGGCGCAACGCGGGCTTTGAAACGGACATCTACGGCGAGGATGAATTCATGAGCACGTTCGACATCGAAGCGGACCCGCGCTTTTGGTCCTGGCAGACGGCGGCGCAGATAGCGAACACCGTCAACGGCAGCTATCCGGGCTTGCGCATCAGCAGCGAAAGCGTGGGGCGTTTGTTGCCGCGCATCGAAAGGCGCACAGGCCAGACCTTTAGCAGAAAAACAGTCCGGGGGCGGCGGCTCATTCTCTGCCCGCCAAGCGCGGCGTCGGGGGACTTCGACGACGAACAAGCGCGGCCATTGTTGGGTGCAAGGGAGCCTGCACCACAGTAAAAGCCTTATGCGCCAACGGTTACAGGCTTCATAGGTGCAGGGGTGCAAGCGAATTTCTATATAGACTGGAAATGTATGATTTTATATATATAGGGGAAACGGTTGCACCACCCTAACCTTGCACCAACGCAGCCGACGAAAGGCCGCGCATACCCCCCCGGTGTGTACCTTTGCGCCCCCTACCCCACACCGAAGCAGGGGTACACTTTTCCTCTCCACGGCAAAAATATTTTTGAAAGGGGACCCAGCCCATGAGCATCTTTAGCCTATTCCGGCCCAAACAAAAGCCCCAGGCGTCGGCGGTGCTGGAAATCAACAACAGCTTTAGCAGCTTCACCGGGAGCGCGTTCAATAGCCCTGTTTTCCGCGCCGCCGTGGACACCGTGGCCCGCCATGTCGCCAAGCTCACCGCCCACAGCGACGACCGCCGCCTTGAAATCCTGCTGACTGAAAGCCCGAACTTGTACATGAGCAGCTATGACGCGCTCTATCGTATTGCTGTTGCTTATTTCGTCAATAACAATGCCTTTACTTTGATAGAGCGCAACGGCGGCAGTATATCCGCGCTTTATCCGTTGTCGCCATCATCCACGGAATACCAGCAGGGCGCGGACGGCGCGTTGTATGTGCCCATGCGCTTTGCCGACGGGCGCGAGGTGATTTTCTCCTACTCCGATATTATACATTGTCGCCGCCACTATTTCAACCATGAATTATCCGGCGCGGACAATAGCCCCCTGTATGGCCTGCTGGACGTGTCGGACACCCTGCAACAGGGCATCGCGGCGGCGACAAAAAACGCCGTCAATCTGAAAGGCGTGTTGCGGTTTACATCATTAGTCAATCCGCAGCAGCTCAAAGCTGAAAAAGAGCAGTTCATAGCGGACTACTTCAACACCGCCAACAGCGGCGGCATTGCCGCGACCGACCAAAGATTTGAATTTGCGCCCGTCGCCAATTCGCCGTATTCCGTGCCCGCCGACACCATCAACGCCGTGGACAACGCCATTTTCCGCTATATCGGGGTTAGCCCTAAGATTGTATCGGGGCAGTATGACGAAAACGATTTTTCGGCCTTTTATGAAAGCCTTGTCGAACCCCTGGCCCTGCAAATGTCCCTTGAATTCAGCCGCAAAACCGGGGCAAGTGTGCGCTTCACGTCCGAGCGGCTGGAATTTTCCAGCGCAGCGACAAAGATAAAGCTGTTGCATGAAGCCGCGCCGTTGGGCGTGTTGTCGGTAAATGAGTGCAGGCGGCTATTGGCCTTGCCGCCCGTCCCGGACGGCGACACGCGGCTACAGTCCCTAAACTATGTCAATTCGGCGCAGGCCGAAAAATATCAACTTGAAAGCGAGGTTTAGCACATGGAAAAACGCAACTATGAAATCCGGGCGGCGGGCGCGCCGCTCACCCTGGAGGGGACGGCGATAGTTTTCGACGAACCCGCCAAAATCGGCAACACAACCGAGGTTATAGCGCCCGACGCCTTGCGCGGCGTGAACCTGTCCGACGTTGTGTTGCTCACGAACCACGACGGGGCGCAAATACCCCTTGCCCGCAGCCCCAAGACCCTGGCCCTGACCGTCACGGAACGCGGGCTTGAAATGTCCGCCACCCTGCCCGACACCGAACAGGGGCGCAGCATCCACACCGCCGTAAAGCGCGGCGACCTTTCGCAAATGTCTTTCGCGTTCGACATCAAGGCAAGCGCGTTCGATGAAGCCACCCAAACCCGGACCATTACCGAAATAGGCAGGGTTTACGAAATCAGTATTGTAAACTATGCCGCCTATCCTCAAACCACCGTAACGGCGCGTAACGCCGTAAATAACGAAAGCGAGGTAAACACCATGTACAATCCCGTCACCGCGTCCCTTGACGCGCAGCAGGCCCAAACCCGCGACATCACCGCGACCCCGGAGTACAGGCAGGCATTTTTTAAGTCCCTGTTGGGGCAGGAACTCACCGACCCCGAAAGCCGCGCCCTGACAGCCGCCCGCGCCGAACACCGCGCCGACAGCTTTAACACGTTGAGTAACGCGGCGTCGGTGGTCCCCGCGCAGACCCTGAACGAGATTATCAGCCAAAGGCACACCCAAAGCGGCTTGTGGGGCGAAATCCGGCTTTTCAACATTCCGGCGAACCTGGCTATCCCCATCGGGACGCCCACCGACCCGGCGCAATGGCACGTCGAGGGCAGCAACGTGGACCGCAAAAACATCACCACGACCGCCGTCACGTTCGGCGCGTTCGAGCTTATCAAGATACTGTCCATGTCGGCGGCGGCGCGGCGCATGACCATTGCGGCCTTTGAAAATTATGTCACCGCCGAACTGAAAGCAAGCGTCGTCGACGCGTTGGGCCTGGCTATCGTGGGCGGCACGGGCGCGGGGCAGCCCCAGGGCCTGCTTACGGGCATCACCTGGAACAGCGCGAACAGCATCGCCCCGGCGGCAATCACGGGCGACAGCCTGCTACAGGCCATCGCGAAGCTGAACCCCGCCTTTGTCGGCGGCGCAAAATTCGCCATGTCTACCGCGACGCTGTTCAACAGCGTGTACCCGCTCAAGGATAACAACGGCGCGTACATCTTCACCGACACAGAAAAGGGCGGGCAGCACAGGCTTTTCGGCTTTCAGATTGTGCTTGACGACAACCTGCCCGCCGGGATTATCCTGTTCGGCAATTTCCGCTATTTCGGCGTGAACGTGCCCCAGGGTATCGCCGTCGAGGTGAGCCGGGAAAGCGGCTTTACATCGGGCCTGATTGACTATCGCGCCCTGTGCATCGCGGACGGCAAGCCCATTTTGCCCGCCGCGTTCGTGAAGATTGAAACGGGGGCCTGACGATGAAACGACCGCCTTTTATACTGGACATCGGGGAGGCCCTGGACGCCTTGCGCCTGGACAACACAGCGGACAACATCGACATTGTGTATAGCCTGCTGGACGCCGTGCCGGGCTATTTGGCGCACACCGTGGGCCTTGCGCCGCCTTACAGCCCCCTTGCGAAAACGGCGGCTAAGTTCATCCTGCAACAGTGGTATTACGGCGAAAGCGCGGACACTGTGAAGCTTCAGCGGGTGATTGACAGCCTGCTAAAGGCCCTATCAGCGGAAAGGCGGCGCAAATGACCCAGGAGCAATTTTATCACAGCAAAGCGTGGAAGCGACTGTCGCGGGTTTTCCTGTCCGGCAAGAATTATCTATGCGAGGTATGCGGCAAGCCCGCCGCCATCGTTCACCACGTCCGACACATTACGCCGTTGAGCTTAGGCGACCCGGAAATTACGCTCAACGCCGACAATCTGCAAGCCGTCTGTATTGAGTGTCATAACACCATACATTACGGCACGGGCGGGGCGATAGTCCGGGGGCTTGCGTTCGATGAAAACGGAGA